GATCTGGCACAAGGCGCTCGGCGTCGTTTGCTGGGTCAGCCCCAACTTTGACCAGGTGCTCGACATTGCCGAGCCGCACATCAGCTTCGACGGGTTTTTCCCATGCCCCGAGCCAGCCTATGGCACCCGCGAGCCCGACAGCCTGAAGCCGGTTCCTGATTACCTCTACTACAAGGACCAGATCGAGGAGATTAACAGTCTCACTAGCCGGATCGCGGCGCTGTCGGATGCCCTGCGCCTGCGCGGTTTCTATGCCAGCGGCGTCGAGGATGTTTCCAAGGCCCTTGCAACCTCACTGAAGACGACGAGCGACACGGCGGTGCTGACGCCGGTCACGAGCATGGCGGCGTTTGGCAGTGGATCCCTGAAAGACGCAATCGTCTGGCTGCCGCTGGATATGATCGCCAGCACGATCAAGGAGCTGGTGATGCTGCGGCGGCAGCTGATCGAGGACGTTTACGAGATCACGGGGATTTCGGACATCATGCGCGGCTCGACGGCGGCCAGCGAGACAGCGACGGCGCAGCAGCTGAAAAGCCAGTACGGTTCGGTCCGGGTGCGCGAGCGCCAGGCGGAAATGGTTCGCCTGTGCCGCGACGGCACGGCGCTGCAGGGTGAGATCATCGCCGAAGTATTTGACCCGCAGTCGATCGTGATGATGACGCAGGCCGAGTTGCCAACGGCCCAGGACATTGCGGCGCAGGTCGAGCAGGCCATGCAGCAGGTCCAGCAGATGCCGCCGGAACAGCAGCAGCAGGCTGCGGCCCAGCTGCAGGAATTGCAGGCTACTGTGACGATCGACCAGGTCATCGCGCTGCTCAAGGACGAGCGCCTGCGGCCGTTCATTCTCGATATTGAGACGGACTCGACGATCCAGCCCGACGAGGATGCCGAGAAGCAGCGCCGGACCGAGTTCACGCAGGTCGTTGGCACGCTGCTGCAGAACGCCTTGCCGTTGCTGCAGGCCGCACCGGAAGCCGCAGAGTTTGTCGGCGAGATACTTCAGTTTGGCACGGCGCCATTCAGGGCAGGTCGCGGCATGGAAGGCGCGATCGACGACCTGGTCGAGAAGATCAAGGAGCGCGCGGCCCAGCCGCAGGACCAGGGCCCGGATCCGGAGACGATCAAGGCCGAAAGCGCCAAGCAGCTTGCTGAGCTCAAGGCCTCGAGCACGCAGCATCTGGCCCAGCTCAAGCAGCAGGGCGACCAGCAGAAGCAGCAGCATGACGGTCAGGTTCGCATGATGGATATGCAGGCGAAAACCGCCCAGGCCGAGGCCAGGCAGCGCGAGATCCAGCTCAAGGGCGAGATCGAGGTCATGAAGGGCCAGCACCAGCAGCAGATGCTTGAAATGACCGAGCGGCTCAAGGGCATGGATATCGTGATCAAGCAGCTCGACGTGCGTTTGAAGGAAATGGCGGTCGAGGAGGCCGAGAAGCGGGCGAAGATGCCGCCGCCCAAGCCGGGCGGATCAAACGGAGGGGGACAGCCGCATGCGTAAGACGTACCGCCTGTGCCGTTTCTGCGGCGAACTGCATTCGATCGCTGACTGGCCGGATAATCACCGCGAATTCATGCCCGACAACCGGTCAGAGCTGGCGGCGCCGATGATCATCCGGGACGAGATGGCGCCTCTCGAGGGTCAGCACAATGGTGAGGTGTTCACGTCCAAGCGCAAGCTGCGCCAGTCCTATCGCGACGCGGGCGTGATCGAGGTCGGCAATGACAGCTCGGTGCTCGACCCCAAGCCCCGCAAGAAGATCAAGCCCGACCGTGCGGCGATCAAGTTCGCGGTCAACAAGGCTGTGTCGCAGATCAACCTGACGACGCGCACCGGCGACGGAATCACAACGAGGTAAAGCATGACGATCGAGACAACTGCACCCGAGGCCCAGAGCGCGCCGCAGGCAGCACCAGGCGACGCCAAGGCTGCGCCGGCAGCTGACGCCAAGGCCAAAAAGGTCCCGAGCCTGCGCGAGGCTGTCGAGTCGGCCGCCAACGAGGTCGCCTCGCAGGAGCGACGGATCAGCGAAACCGAATCCGCAGCCCGAGTCCTGAGAGGTGAAAGTGAATACCCAGACGCCAAGCCTGATGCGAAACCTGCCCCGAAGCCTGACGCCAAGGCGGCAGCGAAACCGGAGACAAAGCCGGCCGAAAAACCAAAAGCCGACGCCAAGCCTGCCGACGCCGACGTAAAAGGCGCCGAGCGCGACGAGAGCGGACGGTTTAAGTCGTCCGATGCCAAGGCGCCAGAGCAGTCCGGAACCGCGCCTGGTGAGGCAGAGAACGCGCAGAGCGGCCAAAAACCGGCAGAGAATGCGCCGCCGCCTCGGTTCAGCAGGGAAGCGCAGGCAGAATGGGACAAGACGCCTGAGACGGTGCGCAGCGAGGTCCAGCGCTTTGTCAGCGAGACCGAGAAGGGTCTCGAGACCCATCAGGCCCGTTCGCACAAGTATGCCGAGATCGAGCCGTTCGAGGCGCTGGGCCAGCAATACGGCATGAGCGTCAAAGGCGTGCTCGAGGACTATGCCGGCATGGCCCGCATGATGGCGCAGAATCCCCGCCAGGTATTCGAGACGCTTGCGCAGCGCCATGGCGTGTCGCTCGAGGACATGGCGAGCGAGATCCTTGACGAGCCGATGTCTGAATTTGCAGAGCGCGCGACCAAGACGATCAGCGCGCTGCAGCAGGAGGTCAATCGCCTGCAGCGCGAGAACGCGACCTTCAAGACGCAGCAGACCGACAACGTCATGAAGTCGGTTTCTGAGTTTGCCGACAAGCACCCGCGGTTCGAGGAACTCGCGCCGACGATCAAGTGGATCCTGTCGACCAATGGCGTCGACAAGTCCGACATCACCAAAGCCCTTCCTGAAGCATATGCCATGGCAGAGCGGCTCAGACCCGCGCCTGGAATGCCTCAGACCCCGGCGGCGCAGGCAGCACCTGCGGCGCCAGCCCAGCCCGACTTCAGCGCTCAAACCGCAGTCGCGCAAAAATCAGTCACAGGCGGACCGGTCAACGGCTCAAACCCGAGAAAGACCACGCCTGCAGTCTCAACCCATGAAGCCGTGCGGGAAGCGTTTAGGCGCACCGGCGGAGTCTGATCCCACAAGGAGCGAGGCCCATGCCTCTCAACACAAACGAGCGTCTGCAAGAGACGCTGTCGCTGGCGCTCGAGCAGCGGTCTCCTGGCTACCAGGACCTGATCTCGAACAATCACGTCGTGCTCATGACGATGAAGAAAAACGGCCAGTGGAAAGAGTTCAGCGGGCCAAAAATCCGCGAGACTCTGCAATACGCCCAATCGGAAACCTATACCCGCTACCAGCACCTGCAGTACCTCAATCCGGTGCGGCGTGAGCTGTTCAACGACGCCGAGTTTGATCCCAAGCTCGCCGCCGTTTCCGTGGTCCTGTCAGGCCAGGATATCCTGCTCAACTCGGGGTCCAACCAGATCCTCGACGTGATGGAGGAGAAGATCAATGCGGGCGAAACCGAACTGATCGACCGGTTCGTCGAGGACGTTCATTCTGACGGTACGCAAAGCAACCAGATCGGCGGATTCCAGTCGATGCTGCCAACCGACCCGACCTCGGGCACGTATGGCGGTATCAGCCGGGCGACGAATGCGATCTGGCAGCCGTTCAGCTATGACGCGGATAGTGACTTCACGGGCATCGGTACCCAGGTATCGAGCACGACGATCCAGCCCATGTATCGCACGATCATGATCGCCAACCAGCGCGGCAGCAAGGCTCCGAATATCATTCTGGCCTCTGCCGAGCACTTTGGCGCTTATGCAGCTGCGGTGGAGGCGATCCAGCGTATCCAGGACGAAAACGAAATGGGCAAGCTGGGCTTTGCCAACCTCAAGTTCTACGGCGCCGGCAAGTCGGTACCGATCGTGCTCGAGGGCGGCATTGGGTCGGCGATGCCGGCAAACACCAGCTACTTTAACGAGACCTCGTCGCTGAAGTTCAGGTATCACCCGGACCGTAACTTTGAAAAGTTCGGCGGCAAGCTGATCCCGTTCAACCAGGACGCGGTCGGCCAGCACATCGGATTCATGGGCAACCTGACCATGTGCAACCCGCTGTTTAACGGCAAGTTGTACGACTCCGACACCGGCAGCTAAGCGGTGACCCGGCCCGGGCTGCAAGGCCCGGGCCTTTTGCTTTCAACTCCAACAGGAGAACCAAAATGTTTGGACAAAATGCTGCGGGCATCGACTTTGCTGAAACGTCGACGGTCCCGCTTTTTGAGCTCGGCACCATGGTCTGGGGACAGGGCGGTAAGGCCTATGTCTACTGTCAGGCTGCAGGTGCCATTACCGGTGACGGCTACGTCGTCACGATTTCCGAGGCCTTCCAGGCGGCGGAACTCACAAGCTCCAACGATGCGCTGGGCGACAAGGTCGGCGTGGTCGATGTGGCGTTTGCTGACGACGATTACGGGTTCGTCCAGGTCTATGGCCCGTGCGGTATCCGGACCGAGCAGGACGCGGCGGCCAATGCCCGTCTTGCGGCAACCTCAGACGCGGGTCAGGTCGACGACGCGAGCACGGTCGGCACGCTGTATATCGAGGGCATGGTCCTTGGAACGGCGACCGGCGGAGCTGATGCGGTCAACACGACCGGGTCGCTCAACTGGCCGACAATCTCGACGGTCGGCACTTACGCCTAAATGATGAACTGAGCAGGGCCGGTTCGCCGGCCCTGCTTGCATCCCAGACAAGGACAAAAACGATGCAAGCGATTGAGCAGAACGACTCTCACTGCCTGGTGAAGTTTTTCACCAAGGCACGTCAGAACAAAGCGAAGACGGCCAAGGCCGGTCGCCCGATTTTTGACCAGCACGAATTCGTCGAGATCAGGCTGGCCGGCGACAAGGATTCAGTCGTTGTCGCGCCGGCGCACGAGGTCACGATGACGGTGCGTACCAGCCCGGCAGATACCGGCACGAAAATCACGTACGCCCAGCGCTTCCCAGAGGAGTACGCGGCCTACAAGCGCCAGGAGGAGATCGCAGCCGTCGGCACGCCGATCGAGGAACTGACGGCGCTGAACGTCGCCGAGCGGGCGGAGCTGAAGGCGGTCAACATCATAACCGTCGAGGCCCTCGCCGGTCTTGGCACGACCAAGGGCCTCGGCATGAATGGCGATCGCTGGGTCGATCTGGCCAAGGCGTACCTGAAGCGCGCCGAGAGCGGCAAGACGGATGCCGAATTGGTCGAAAAAATGAAGTCGATGGAGCAGGCCAACGCGACGCTGCAGGATCAGATCAAGCAGCTGATGGCCAAGCTCGAGGGCGGTCCGGCGCCAGCTGCGACGGCACCTGCTGCACCAGGCGCGCCTGAGCTGGCAGAGCAGCCTGATCCGGACGATGGCGCAGGCGCCAGCGATGATCCGGTCGATGAGGTCGACGAGGCCGGCCCGTTCTTTGGCTACAATGCCCAGGCACTGCGCGACTACATCAAGGGCCAGACCGGTGACGGCGTCAAAGGGCGTCCGAGCCTGAACACGCTGCTCTCGATGGCCAAGGAAGTGCTGGCGGAGTCGACCAAGTAAATGACCGTCCTGAAAGCCATGCAGGACGCGTGCGTCGCTGGCGTCGCGCTCGACAAGCCCGACGCTGTGTTCGGCACGGCGACGCGTGAACTGGTCGAGCTCGGCCAGATCGCGCAGCAGGTCGCTGACGAGATCGCGCTGGCGCACGAGTGGTCAGAGCTGGACGTCCTCGAGACGATGACCGGCGACGGCGCGACGACGGCGTTCAATCTGCCGGGCGATTACCGGCGCATGCTGACCGATACACAGGTCTGGTCGAGCATCCAGAACACGCCGCTGCCGCTGATCAAGAACCGCAATACGTGGCTCGGTGAGATCATCCGCGGCGACGTGCCGATCGTGGCGCGCTGCATCATCTATGGCGGCCAGTTCCAGTTCAACCCGGCACCGGCAGACGGTGAGCTGGTGAAATACTGGTACCAGTCGACCGAGATTGTCACGGCAGCGGACGCCTCGACCAAGGACGAATTTACCGCAGATACGGACACGTTCAGGCTCGACGAGACGCTGCTCAAGCTGGGCATCATCTGGAAGTGGCGGCACACCAAAGGCCTGCCATATGCCGAGCACATGAACGATTACGAGCGGCGCCTTTCCAAGCTGATCGCACCTGATGCCGGCACCGAGACGATCAGCCTGGGCGGCGAGCCATTCGCAGCGCACGGCGATCAGATGGCTTACCCGAAAGGCTTTAGCTAGGCATGAGACAGGCGCTCCGATCCTACGGCCGCAAGGCAGTCAATCCGAAGCCGAGCCAGGCGGACGTCTACCCGTTCGCGTCGCCGACAAAGGGACTGGTGACGAACCAGAACCTGTCGAAAGCGCCGAGGGAAGCGGCGCAGGTCCTTGAGAACTGGTTCCCGACACAGACCGGGATCCAGCTGCGCGGCGGTGCGGCGCTGTTCGCAACGATCGGTACAGGGCCAGTCACGGCAATGTGGGAATACGTTTCTGGCGGCGTTGAAAAACTGTTTGCCGCAGACGCCGCGAACATTTTCGACATTACGGCGCCTGCCGATCCCGAAGTCGCGCCAACCGCTGAAATTACAGGCCTGAGCGGCGGCGCCTGGACGTTCAAGCAGTTCGAGACCAGCGGCGGCGATTTCCTGATCGGTGTCAACGGTGCCGACACGCCGCGCCAGTTCGACGGCACGACCTGGTCGAGCAGCACGCTTACAGGGAGCGGCCTGACGCCGAGCAACCTGTCTCACGTCTGGGCGTTCAAGTCGCGGCTGTTCTTCATCGAAAGCGGTACAATGAAATTCTGGTACCTGGGTGCGGGAGCAATCACGGGCACGGCGACGGCGTTCAGCCTGCAGGGCGTGTTCAGCAAGGGCGGTTCGCTGCTGTTCGGCGCGACCTGGTCGCTTGATGCCGGCGACGGTGTCGACGACCTGCTTGTCGTCGTCTCGACGCTTGGCGAGGTCGCGGTTTACCAGGGCACGGATCCGAGCAGCGATTTCCGGTTGGTCGGCCGGTACCAGATCGCCGACCCGATGGGCAAGGATGCACATTTGAGCGTCGGCGCTGATTTGCTGATCCTGACCTCTGAGGGAATTATCCCCATGAGTCAGGTGCTGCAGAAAGACCCAGCCTCGCTGAGCCTGTCGGCCGTCACGTTCAAGATCGAGCCGACCTGGAAAGTCGCGGTGCGCGATCGCGGGACGCTGCCATGGTCGATTACCAAGTGGGACCTGCGCAACAAGGTGATCATCGGCATGCCGTCACCGGGCCTTGGCGTTGACGAGCGGTGCCTCGTTGCCAATGCAGAGACCGGTGCATGGTGCGAGTTCACGGGCACGCCATGGGATATGCGCTGCCAGACCGTGCTCGAGGGTGTGCACTATGCCGGCGGCGCGACCGGCAAGATCTACCAGACCGACGTCGGAGGCAACGATGCCGGCGCGTCTTATACCTGCGTTTATGTCGGACACAACGATCACCTGAAGCGGCGCGGGCCGGTCAAGTCGATCAACCTCGCCCGTGCGACGTTCAAGGCAACGCGGGCATTCGTGGCCAAGGTTTCTGCTTCGGTCAATTACGCCATCACCCTGCCGGCAGCGCCATCCTCGGTGTCAGACTCGACCGAGGACGCCTGGGACGAGGGTCTCTGGGACGAGGCCGTCTGGGACAGCAGCGGCACCGCGACGGTGACGAGCCGATGGACCGCGATTTCCAAGGCCGGGATTGTTGCGGCGCCGCAGGTGCAGGTGACGTGCGGCATCACGCCGAAACCAGACGCAGAGCTGATGAGCATTGATTTCATGTTTGAGACAGGCGCGGTCGTCGTCTGATGCGACTGCTCTATGGTGAAAGCGCCGCGGTCGCGCATTTCGTCGGCACGCTGATCGGCGAAGAATTCAGGCCCGGCACCTGCCAGGCGCTCGGCGTTCTTGATCGGCGCGGCCACCTGGTCGCTGGCTGGGTCTGGCACAATTACAGCCCCGAGGCCGGCACGATCGAATTCAGCGGCGCCAGTGTCACACCGAAATGGATGACCCGGGACATCCTGCACCAGATCTTCGCCTACGCGTTCGAGGTTGCAGGCTGCCAGATGATCGTGACCCGCAACAGCGTCGACAATGTCACGCTGCACCGGCAGCTGACCCGGTTCGGGTTTGATCGGTTCGATATCCCACGCCTTTTCGGTCGGGACGAGGATGGCTGCGTGTTTACGCTGACCGATGACCAATGGCGCGCGAGCGCGTTCTACAAAGGAGATCTGCATGGGCAAGAAATCGTCCCCGCCAAAGCCCCCGGATCCGCAGCAGGTCGCGAGCGCGCAGACTGGCACTAATGTCGGCACGGCTGTCGCCAACACGGCGATGGGGCAGGTCAACGAGGTTACGCCGGACGGGTCTTCGATCTATTCGCAGAGCGGGACGTACAACTGGACCGACCCGTCGAGCGGAAAAACCTACCAGTTGCCGCAGTACACGAGGACGACAAGCCTCAGCCCGGAAGCGCAGCAGATCCGCGACGCGACCAACCGCGCCGACATTTCACTTGCCAATCTCGGCGCAGACCAGGCCGAGCGCGCTGGCGGTCTCCTGTCGACACCGTTTGATATCGGCTCGCTTCCTGACATGGCCGACCGTTCCGGCATGGGCCCTGCTCAGTACGGCGACAGCCTGTCAGCGCCGCAGTATTCGACCAATCCGACGGCGCTGCCGAGCCTGCAGGACTATAACGGTAGCGCGGGTCTGGCGACGGGATACGAAAATGATTTCGGCGCCCAGAAAAAGGAAGTCGTCGACGCGCTGATGGGCGGCATCAATGAGGGCCGCGACCGCGACATGGAGCGCCTGCGCTCTCAGCTGACGTCGCAGGGCATCAATATCGGGACCGAGCAGTATTCGCGTGCCGTGGATGATTACAACCGCTCGACCGATGCAGCCCGGACGCAGGCGCTGCTGGCCGGCGGACAGGAGCAGTCGCGCCTGGTCAATCTCGCACGCGACGAGGCGACGTTCGGCAACAGCGCCCGGCAGACAGAATTCAGCAACCAGGCCGGCGCGACTGCGGCGAACAACCAGAACCGCACGGCGCTGTTTGGCATGGGCGAGGACGTCCGTCGCTATGGCGACGCGATGGAAGGGCAGAAATTCTCTGACCAGCAGCAGATTCAGGGTCGCGAGGATGCCATTGCCGACAGCCGGTTCACACAGGGCCAGGTGCTGGTCGAGGGACAGGACAGGCAGCGCAGCCAGGCCATGCAGGAGGCTTTTGCCTCGCGCAACCAGCCGATCAACGAGATCACGGCGCTCCTGTCGGGCAGCCAGGTGCAAACCCCGCAATTTGGCCTGGCGACGCCGGCGCAGATGCCGACGACCGACGTGGCAGGTATCACGCAGCAGGGCTATGCGAACAAGCTGGCCGTCTGGCAGCAGCAGCAGCAGCAGCAGCAGGCGCTCATGGGCGGCCTGTTCGGGCTCGGCAGCTCGTACCTCATGGGAGGAGCCTAGGCCATGGGATACAATGGATATGCTGGTTACGGCCCGCGTGCAGACATTGCCAGCCTCCTGGTCCAGCAGGGAGCGGCGCAGGCAAACGGCCTGCCGGGCGCACCAGGCGCAGGCGCGCCGTTTCCGGCGTCCCCGGCCATGCCTGCCGTCCCACAGGCGCCAGAAGGGCCTGTGGGCCCGGGAATGGCAGAAGTGGACCAGTCGGCGCGGAGCCGCCGCGAGATTGCGGAACTGCTCACCGGCCGAGCCATGGGCCGCGATGCAACCTCGATCGGTACCGGGCTCGCGCAGCTCGGCGAAGCGTTCCTTGCCCGCAAGGCGATCGGCAAGGCCGACTCAGCAGAAGCTGAAGCTGCGCGCGTGCGGGCCGACATGATCAACCGCGCCATGGGCGGTGATATGTCGGCGCTAGGCCAGCTCGACCTGAATGCGGCGATCACGCAGAAGAACAGCAATCGCGATTTTGATTTCATGAGCCAGCAGACCGGCGTCGAAAACAAGCGCGCCGACGAGGGTCTGGGCCTGCAGCGCCGCGGCGTCGACCTGCAGGAGATTGCCCAGGAATTCAATCAGGACATGGCTGGCAAGACGTTCGACCAGAGCGAACGCCAGTTCGATGCGACCATGGATCAGCGCGGCCAGTTTCACGGCGACGAAATGGGTCTGGGATATGCCAAGCTGGCAGCCGACGACGCAGCAGCGCGGGCCAAGGCGCAAGCGGATATGCCGAACAACCCAGCGGGTCTCGACCCGGACACAATCAAGCTCGAGCGGGAGTACGCCAAGAACTGGCAGGGCGTGTATGACGACTATGCCGACATCTCGACGCAGATGGGCCGGATCAAGGCCATGGGCGACCCGAATATCCCCGACGACCAGCGGGCCGTTGCCGACCTTGCCCTTGTCGTCGCCTTCACCAAAATGCTTGACCCCGGCAGCGTGGCCCGAGAGGGCGAAGTGGCCCTGACCCAGTCTGCCGCGTCGCTGATTGGCCAGGCCGAGACATGGCTGCCGAAGCTGAAAAACGGTAAGACCCTGCTGCCCGACGAGACGCGCAACGCGCTGGTCGCGGCGGCGAGCAGCATGATGCCGATCTATGACGAGGCTTATAACCGCCTCGGCCAGAACTATACGTCGACGGCCCAGCAGTATGGCTTTGAACCAGAACGCGTGATGATGGGCTGGACGTCGCCAGAGTCGCGTGCGCCTGGACCGACAGGACCGCCACAACCCGGGGCCGTCGAGGACGGCTTTGAATTCATGGGCGGCGACCCGACCGACGAAAAGAACTGGAAACCGGTGGGCGGGGCACCGCCCATGCTTGCCCCGAACCCACACTGGGCAGTCGGCGGTGACACGCCGGCAGGGTTCCGCTGATGGCGGGCCCGTGGGAAAAATACGCCACGCCGGACGCGCCAGCGGGCGCCAGGCCGTGGGAGAAATACCAGCAGGTCGCGGTCCGGCCCAAGGAATACAACCAGGTCCAGAGCGCAGGGCAGGGCCTCCTGGCAGGCGAGGGCTGGGGCTTCAATGACGAGGCTGCCGGCGGCCGCGAAGTCATACTGGACCAGCTGCCTGATTGGTCCAAGCCTGCCGTTCGCAAGATCATGGGATCCGGGCCAAACCGGGTTGCGACTGGTGTTGCCAATGCAGCGGCGGGCATGATTGCAGAGCAGTTCCTGCCTGAGGATTCCGGGATCCGGGAAAACTACATCGAGAACCGCGACGCGCAGCGCCTGGTCGACGATACGGCGCGGTATGACAACCCGGTGAGCTATGGTCTCGGCGAGTTTGCAGGCGCGGCGGCATCGGGTCCGAGCTTTGTCGGCGGCGCGAAAGCCGCAGCGGCCGGCGCGAAGGCGGGCGAGACGGCGGTCAAGACGGGCCTGCGAGCCAAGGCGGCTGGCGCGGCGAAGCAGACCGGAAAGTACACGCTTGAGGGCGGCGCCTATGGCGCCACTTACGGGTTCGGTAACGCGGACGGCGACATTGCCGACAGGCTCGGCGACGCAGCACTCGGCGGCGCGATCGGCGCGGCAGGCGGTTTTGTGCTGGGCCCGGCGGCGGAGTACGCCGTTGCGCCGATCGTCAAGGCAATCGGTTACAAAGCGTTCACCAGCGCGGAAAACAAGGCGCTCGACATGGTCCTGCGCCGGG